AAACGAGAAGAACCATCGCCACCATGATATATGTTAGTGTCCGTAGTATTTCCTTTAAAATACTTATTCCCACCTGAATCTTGTATTGTTATTGAAGGAGATTGTATGATTAACTGTGAAGCACTATTTGTGATGTAAGATACATCAATAGCATCGGTATATCCAATATAAAGATCATCATCAGTTCCAAACTTAATAAGTTTGTCATCAATCATGTCAATGTTATTATTGACAGTCAAATCACCAGTAAAAGTAGCACCTTGGTTTGCAACTACTGTGTTGTTAAATGTAGCAGCAGCACTAAATGAGGAAACACCGTTAAATGTCACAGTGTCTGCAGAATCAGATCCTAACGTGACATTACCACTAGCGGTCATATCAGCAACTGACAAAGTTCCTGTAAATACACCATCAGCGATAGTTTTGTTAGTTAATGTTTGTGCAGCAGTTAATGTTACTAATGTATCAGTAGCATTAGCTTCACCGTTGGAAGGTAACACATATGTATGAGTTACACCTGTGGGTATTGATGCTGAGTTAAACTTAGCAACTTTTGTATCATCAACAGAGTTTGGCACCAAGAATACATCATCAGTTAACGCAAGGATAGAACCTAAACGTATTTTACCAGTACCTTGTGCAGTGATAGTAAGATCTAAATTAGCATCAGCAGAATCTTTAGCGTCTAATTTAAGTGTGCTACCCACCTTTTGTAGGTTGAGTCTAGCATTCCCCATTGCCAAACTAACCTGTCCTTGAGTTTCAGAAAATAGACCAGTTGATGTTCTACCTTCAAATCCCAAACCAGGTGTAGTAAACGAACCACCAGGTAACGCACGGAATATACTCCCAACTGCAGATCTTTTATTCTGATCAGTTGGATCTGAGTTATCAAGAAGCAGCAATGTATCGGAGGATGATACTTGTCCTGCAACTAATTCGGTTAAATCTGATATCTTACGAGTTGCCACTCTTATTACACAATAATACTATCTCCTATATTTATAACTTTTTTTGGAACAGAAAGTATCCTTCGCCACCTGGCCAGTATCCCTTGTCCCAACTGTGGTATTGTGTAGCATATAAACGTGCTTTACTAGACAATGGTTTACCTTTAAATGTACAGTTTTGTTCGGATGCACCTATAAAACAGTCATCATCTTTATCATAAGAGAAAATCATGTCACATGCAGGATTTTTTACTATGATAACACCATCATATGTCCAATCAACCAATGGTTCGGTTATCTCGACTACTTGTTGTCTATAGGGTTTAGTATCATAATTGTAACGAGACGACGTATCAAATTTATAATCACCTATTCTTTTATGAGTAACCACAATATGTGCCCACTTTGTAGGGTTACTAGCAGCTTGTGTCCAATTGCAGAACTCACCCTCAAACCAGTCACAAAATTTTTCTAGTTCCAACGAAACGGGCATTTCCCCTCCTTAGTTACTCTACCTTTAATTATGTCCCATGCATTGAACATGGTAAATCTTCTTAATGTATTATTTTCATTCAATTGCTTGATCATTTTCTCTGGAACATCTCTCTGCTCTAACTTGAAGTTTGAATCAGATCGTTTAGAATATAGTCTAAAGTAATATAATGGTGTACCTTTTGGTAAGAATATGTCACTATCCAATAGTTTGACACCAACAACCATGGGTCTAAACCATACAGATATTGGAAACGTAGCAGGTATTAGTTCTAGTCCATATCGAGAGAGGAGAGGATGAGGGATTTGTTCAATCCATACATCTTTATCTTCTGTCCATATAGACATTACATATTTCATTTGTATCTCTGGGTGAGTTCCACTCAACCAGTTATCACCTAACTGAAAGTAATCATCATATGCTTCTTGTGTTAGATTAGTTTCAATACTAAGTTGTTTTACTTTAATTCCAAGATCAAAAGGTTGTGTAACTACCCATGTGTTATCAGTCCACTTCTTCCATGCAGGACATTTGGCATGATCATATTTCATATCATATCCAGTCTTATATGGTTTTGGTGCTTCATAAAAATCAGGAGGTAGATTACCACTCTCCCCGATTCTATATGACCAATATGCCTTCTTCATTTTTCAAAATAATTGATATTCAAAACTAATCTACGTTCAACATCATTAGCAGGCATACCACGATGTTCATGATCAGTATCAAATATCACAGCAGTATTTTCCTCAGAATAAATTTTTCTACCTGATCTAAACTCAGTATATCCATTGCAATTATTCAAATAGATAACACAAGTTTTACTTGGTGTACTCAACTGCCAATCTCTATGCCATATTTGAAATGGTGCATTTCTAGGAGTTGCATTGAATTTAACTCTAAGAATTGCAATAGCATTTAATTGATCAGTACACTTTTGTAAGCACCTCATTAGTTTTGGTGTTACACTAGGGTGAAACTGATGATCATAATATGCTAAATTGACATACTGTTCTGGTTCGCCTGGTGTGTTAGGAAAATACCAAGGAAAATTTTTATCAAGTACTTGTCTTTTTAATTCTGTAAATGTAGTATGACTAAGAAACTGGTTTATCACCTGCATCTTCTTCCTCCATCGCCTTATCTATTTCTGCTGCAGTTGTTGCATTCTGTGAACGAAGACCTTTACCTGGTGGGTTCTTCATAAAAGGACTATCAGGATCAGGAATTACATTTTTATTCTTGTCGTACTTGCTAGTGTCAATTCTTCTAGTCTTACCTTTGTTTGCTTTGCATTTCTTAATTACTTCGATAGCATCACCAACAGTAACGATATGACCTGCTTCCTCGTCAGGTATTTCAACTGCAAAACATTCCTCTAGGAACATTACGAGTTCAACCATGTCAAGTGAATCTAACATTAGATCATCACCTAATTTAGAATCCCATGTAATTTCTATCTCCTGTCCTGTCTCCTCATCTATAAGTCTATCCATAATGGTTTCCTTAATTGCAAGCTTAGCAATTTTAAGCATGGTCTGTTTTGACACACGCTTTGATTGCTTAAGGAGAGTTCTAATTTCAGTGTAAGTTTGATTGTATGCCATTAAACGTAAACTACCTCATTGTTTAAACATGATCCTCGAACCACATCGAGTATCCTCATAAATTGGTCTCCATCATCACAGTCAATTGATCTGAGGTTACCATCACTACTTAGTAGTGTAAACCTTCTTTTAGGAATGTCAACCGTAATCTTGTCAAGTGTTTCATTATCTGGGAGCATAGGTCAAATCCAAAAAGTACCTCTTGATAATAGCATACGTTTCTCAGTTTGTAAAGTAGGGGGTGTCACTTTTTCTAGTGGCACGTCTCTTTACCTCAGATGCCTTTTCTATGAGAGACTTACCTATATCACGATTCTCCATCATATGATCCATAACTTTATCCCTATTCTTATCTTCCCGAACTAATCCTTCGACGTAATCGTCTAAATGTTTTGCAAGAATGTCTTTTAGAAAATTTGCTTCTTGCTTTGTTACTGACATGTGAAAAGTCATTTGCTTAATTGAAACTACATTCAATTCAAATAAATGGCAGAAGCATCCATATCTATGTTGCCACCTGCATTTATATCCATGGTTCCTCCAGCATCAACTTTAACGTTGCTTGCTACTTTGAGGTTGTAGTCACTACCAAGGTTGGATATTGAATCAATATCTTTGTATGCACCACCCTCGATGCACTCAAAACTATCGCCTTTAATATCCTCAGAAAATTTTCCTTTTACATCGGTAAATTTATTACCTAAAGTATGGTCGTAACGGCATCCTTCAGCTTTTGTTCTGATGTTGCCAATACTTTCAAGTTCGATTAAACCTGTACTTGATGTTTGTTTTACGACATGGAATTTATCTGTTTTTTGTTCTGCTACTTTATAATGAGAGTTATATGTTGTACCCTCATTAATATATTCCGCAGTTTTTATTTTTGTGGTACCTGCTGTCTTTAATGAGTAATTTGATTTAGTCTCAGAAAGATAGTTACCACCAACAGTAAGTTTGTAATTACCATTGACCCTATGATTGAAGTCTCCTTCGCATTCATAATGTGTGTCTCCTTCAACATATATTCTGAGATCACCTCTTATAGTGAGACTCATCATATCTGAATCAGGGTTCCTCCCCACTTCAAAAACTGTATTACGATCAGACCTTACAATAAAGTCTTGATGAGATTTGATCTGGGTGTTCTTTTTAACATCCATATCAATGTAGTTCTTGGTTATCCCATGAACTAATCTCACTCTTTGACCATTAGCGGTGTTGTTCATTTCTAAGAAATGTCCGCATGAGGTTGTTTGCACCCAATTGTGCGGCCACATTATTGGATTGGATGGGGTATTGTTGGAAGTTTCAGTACCCCCACTAAATCTATTTAAACTCATTGTTTTATCATGGGATGTCCCACGCAATCTATGTAGGTCTGTGATGTTGGCAACGCTGCCAATATCTCTTTCACTTTAATAGGTCCTGCGTAGTCATATATTAACACAACTACAGCACCACCGCCTGTGGCACCCTTATCTTTAACTTTGGGTGCAGCAAACCCAAGAACTTTTTCGGTTAGAACAGGGTTTATAATCTGCCCTTTTTCATCAACATCTGCCTTGCCAATTTCTTTTTCATCCTTACCTACACCGATAGTAATGACTGGTTCTTTATAATCCTTACCGACATTAATGGGTTGTATTTCCTTAGCAACTGGAATCAGATCGCCACAATTAGCATATATTGCTTTTGCTTCTGGGGGTACTACTAGATCAGCGAACTTCTCACTAAAGTTAAGTATAAATTCATAGTTAGTTTTTGTCTTTAGTTTCATTCCAATTTCTACATTTGGTTCAAATGACTTATCGACTGTTGCGATGAGCATTTGACTTTCGGAATATTCAACATCAACAACCTGCATTACATCTGGATTTGTTGTGTCTTCTGTACCATCAGCATAGGCTACTAGATATAAAAGA